TGGCCGGCAGGGGTCAGGATGGCGCGGCGGTCATGGCGCCACGGGCCGGCGGTGTGGGCGGCGGCGCTCATGCTGGCACCACGTCGTTCGTCACAGCCATCAGCGCAGCGTGCAGGCGCTCGGCGTTGTCGAAGGCGCAGCCCAGCAGGTTGCGGGCGTGGTACGGGGCGTCCAGGTCATATGAATCGGCGTAGGACAGGGCGCACGTCAGCAGCGTGACCAGTTCGCCTACTTGGCGCAGCGCGGTGGACGTGTCGAATGCGGCAGGGGCCGATGCAGTGGAAGGCGGGGTGAACGGGGCAGCGGTGGCGCTGGGGGCCTGTTCAGGGGCGTGGGTGCTCGTCATGTCACGGTTCCTCTATGAACGCTGTGGTGACCCCTGTGACCACGTTTTCAAGCATGGCAACAGGGGGCGTGGTGGTTGAAAACATGGATAGAGCCATGCCCCTAGCCTTACGGACAAGGGCCACCACGCCGAAACCGGGAGGATTCTGGACGTGACAAAGCCTCGCTGTCGGGGAGGCCATCCGCTCTATCAAAGGTGTTTTCAAGCACCTGCCCAAAGCGTAGCACAAACCCCCCTGAATCGTTCGCATGAGTGCGCATGAGTGCGTAATCCTGCAAAAACGCACGAGACGGCCCAGCCGGGGAGGACGTGCGCCGGCTTCTTCATCGCGCCATCCGTGCGCAATGAGCCGGGTACGTGCGCCAAGTCGTCAAGCCACCTGCTCCATCTGTTGCACTACCTCGCTCAGCGCGCCGCGCATGGCCTCGGTCAATCGGCGCTCCATCTCCCAAGCGTCGCCGATGCCGACAAGCGTGGGCGCGATCTTCATGCAGGCACGCATCACGGCATCCCTTGTCGTGCGCCCAATGGTGAAGGATTCGCGCCGCACATCTTCGAGAAGCACCAGCTTGCCCTCCGCTTCCATGCGTGCGATCCGTGCGGCGGCGGCCAACTCGCGCTCCCGCAGACTCCGAGCGATCAGCAGGTTCTGCCGATGGTCGGTGCCGTACAGGGCTTCGACCTGGGCGGCACCCAGCGCATCGGTCGCGGCGGTAGCCGTGGCGTCGGCTTCGGCCTTGTTCACCTCGGGTTCTGCCATCTGCTGACGAACAGCAGTGGCGACGACGTTGCCAGGATCACGGCCCGCCTCGATCTGCGCCCGCAGCCCGTCAACGGACCAGCAGCCGTCGGCGCCGGGCTGGATGCGTCCCTGTCGCTTGAGCTTCGACAGGTATTGTTTGGACACCCCAAGGGCAGCAGCGCACTTGGAGAGCGACGGCCCGGCGGCGTCTGGCGGTGTATGTGCTTTGATCATGCCGTTATCTTGCGTCAACCATCGACAAACGACAACCTTTGTCTACCTGTCTCGCCGTCAACCTCGGCAGAAATCCCTATCAGCGGCACGGCCACGCGGGTCGAATTACCCGCAGTGAAGTTCACCTGCAGAAGAACCTATAGGGGGGGGTGGGCCCCCCGGACGCCCACCCGGCACCGCCCATGACCAGGCCCTGATCGGCGGCTGGTTCCGACCGCCCCGACCAGGACAGGAAGGGAAGGAAGAAGAGTTCTCTCCTCTCTCTCATCTGTCCCCGGCTGTCCCCGGTCTGTCCCCGTTGCCTCTCCCTCTGGTGTCCCCGGTCTGTCCCCGGCAGATCCTGAAGGTCTGAGGCTGTCATAAGTGCTTGATTCCATTGATGTTTCTGGTGTCTGCGCAGGGCTGAAACCCGGTTTGTCCCCGGTGAGGTGTGCATGTTCCAGCCTGAGAGATTCGCGGTAGTTCGCGCAAGTCGTTGATTTGGCTGGTCTTTCTGTCTTGGTGCCAGCGCTTCCGCATGTGTCGCGCGTAGGGAAACCCGCGCCGCCGCCTCTCCCCGGCGGCCACGGGATGCACCGGCAGGCCGGGCAAGCCGGGCACCTGCAGCAGCCAACACGGACAGGCTGACGCCTGCCAGGAACACCTAGCCAGACAGACGAAGCCCGGCCACAGGGGCCGGGCTGGTGGTGTGCGTGAGGTCGTGCCGGGTCAGGGGCGTGGCGGTCTGCCTGCAGCCTGCACCAGGAAGGAAGGCCCGAGGATTCAGGCGGCCCGGATCGGGATCACCTGTGCCCCGGTGCGCAGCGTGTCCAGGTAGTCGGCCCACGTCTGCATCATCTGCCGGCGCTGGTCGGCGAACTCGGTCCGGTTGTACGCCCGCCCCAGCGCATCGGGCACGGCATGGGCCAGTTGCGCCTCTATGACGGGTTCGGCCACGCCCAGCCGTTCAGCCAGCATCGTGCGGGCCATCGCCCGGAACCCGTGCGCCGTCATCTCGTCATTGCTGAACCCGAGCCGGGCCAGTGCCGCGCCTAGGGTCACGTCGCTGATGGGGCGCAGGGGCGAGCGCAGGCCCGGGAACAGATGCACCCGGCCACCCGTCAGCGGCTGCAGCTCGCGCAGCACGGCCACGGCCTGCCGAGACAGGGGGACCAGGTGCGCCGGCCCCGTGGCCTTGCCCTGCACGCTGCGCTTCATCCGGTGCCCGGGGATCAGCCAGGTTCCCGCGTCAAGGTCGACCTCTGCCCACTCGGCGCCCCGCACCTCGCCCGGTCGCTGGAAGGTGAGGGCGCACAGCAGCAGGGCGGCCCGGGTCGTCGGCTGTCCGGGGTAGCCGTCCACGGCCCGCAGCAACTCGCCCACCCGTCGCGGCTCGGTCAGCGCCGCATGGTGCGTCACGACAACAGGGCGCAGGGCGTCGCGCAGGTCGCCCGACGGGTCACGCTCACAGTGTCCCGTGGCGATGCCGTACCGGAACACCTGCCCGCACGCCTGTTTCACCCGGTGCGCAGTCTCGACCGTCCCCCGCTTCTCCACCCGCCGCAGGCATTCCAGCAGCTTCGGCGCCGTCACGCTGACCAGCGCCAGCCGCCCCAGCCACGGGAACACGTTCTGTTCCAGGCGGATGCGGGTCCGCTCGGCATGGCCCGGGCTGACCTTGTGGGCGTGAACCTCTTCCAGCCACTCACGGGCCACGGCCTCGAAGCTCCCCACAGGGGGCAGGCCCGCCGCTTCCCGCTGGCGTTCCTCGTGCTGGCGGTCGTGTTCGGCCTTCTCCGCCTTGCGCTTCTCGCTTGGGTCGGTCCCTGCGGCCACCAACGCCCGCGCCTCGTCTGCCTTGCGCCGGGCCAGCGCCAGCCCCGTGTCGGGGTAGGTGCCCAGACTGAGGATGTTCGGGCGCCCGTTCAGCGTGTACCAGAAGCGCCACGCCAGCGAACCACGGGCCGACATCAGCAGGAACAGCCCGTCCCCGTCGTTCAGCCGCTTGACCGGCTTTCCGTCGGAGTCCACAGCGCCGGGCTTCAGCGCCTTGATGGTCTTGTCAGAGGGGATCAGGTATCGAGCCATGACGATGAAGAACTTTTTGGGGTGAAGAACCGGATTCTGAGGTTCTTCAGTATTTTCTTCAGTCCGTGGCGCGGAAGGTTGCGAACTGGTGCAACCTCATGCGGACGAAAAAAAGCCCTAGAGCGTTGATTCTCTAGGGCTTTTTGGTGGTTCTGCGGACTTATGCGAACGTCCGCGAACCTTGGTTTGGTGGAGCCGGGGCCAACATGATCGGCCACCTAAGTGACTGATCATGAAAGTATTTTCAGTTTATTGGTTTTGGTTCTTCATGGCCGGTTCTTCCTTTCGGGATTGCGGGTCCGGCTGGTCGGTGGCCCCTGTCGGGGTCGTGTCTTGCACCAGGGTGAAGGGGTCGGGCGCATCTGCTGCAGGACTTGAACCCGGATCGGTCTGCATACCACCTGATGTATTTAGGGGTGCATCGCTACCTTGACTTCAAAACAGACGGGGACAACGGGGACACGGGGACACGTCGCCCGCTTGTGCCCGATTGGGTGCGCATGGGTTCACGCCGACGTTTTCCAGCCGGGGACACTGCCGGGGACAGGTCGCAGTGCATCGGGGACAGAACCCGGGGACGGGCAGGAAACACGGGGTCCGGCTCGGGTTCGGTGGTCACTTCAGGGTGTCCGACTGGTCCCGGCTGGCAGTTTTTGCCTGAAATACCCTGTAGGGGTATGGTTCGGCGTGCGTGTTCTTGTGCTTCAGTGCCGACACCCCGCAGCACCGGCAACGGGTGCCGATCGTGTCGGTGTGGTCTGCCAGGACAACACGAACCGGGGCGGCCCCGGCTGGTCGATCGGCTCCGCATGAAACTTTGTTTCAGCTTTCCGATTCAGTCGGTTTCATGGTGCACCGTGGCTTCATGCCCCCGATAAACGGCCTCAACTAGCGATAACCTTGCATTATCGCTAATCTGGAACTGTATGGTTCCGAGGTGATTTTCGGGGTGTGAACAGGCGCCCGCTGTAACTCGGAAGGGGTGTCCAGGAACAGGAAAGCCGGCACGGGGCCGGCTTCTGGTGTCGGGTTGGTCGGGGTCAGTGTTCGGTGCCAGGACTTCGGCTCATCGGCCCATCGCCCGGGCTGAACTCTCCAGCACCCGCAGCAGTGCGTCGGCGCTTTGCTGGTCGCTGGCTTGGATGGTCTCGGTACGGGTACCACCACCCGGCAGCGCGAGATTCACCACCACCGTGCGGGACGCCTGTGCTACAGGGGCAGGGGCTGGCGTCGGGGTCGGCGGTGCGATGACCGGTGCAGGCGCCTGGGTGATGCGGTTCACCCCTTGTCCCCATGCAGGCATGGAACCCAACCCTGCCAGCACCTCCTGTGCGCGCTGGGCGATGGCCGTCTGTTCCTGCAGGCTGCGCCAGAACTCCTGAGACAAAGCGCTTGGGTTGGCGCCCTTGCTCATCGCGGCGTTCTGCTTGGCGGCGTCGGCGACACCCTTCACCAGGTCGGCATCGGCTGCAGTCAGCGTGCCTGAATCCAGCTTCTCCCGCAGACGGAACACCCCGGTCGCATCGACTGCCTGGGAGTTCATCGCCTTGCGGGCTGCGTCCGAGGCGGCGCTTGCGGCGGTCACTTCGGCGTTTCGCTCGCGCACGCTACGCAGCGTGTCCAGCAGGGTCAGCCCAGATCCGTTCGCGTTGTTGAGCCCTTCGGCAATCTGGTTGCCTGCATTCTGGCCCGAAGATCCAACACCCGAAAGGGATCCACCCGTCTGGTCAGCCTGTAGCGTCACGCCCCGCAGGCCAGCCTCGACTTTCAGCCACTCAGGGGCTACCCCTCCAGACGACTGCATGACCTTCAGCGCCATGTTCTGGAAGGCGGTGTCGATCTCGCCAGCAGTGACCTGACCAGAAGTTTTCAGTCGCTCGTAGGATTCGATGACCTTGGTGACCCCTCCAGTTCCGGACTCGGTGCCTTGCGTGAGCTTGACACCCAGCAGGTCGGCATCAGCCCGCAATCGCTTCATCTCCGGCGTCAGCTCGGCGGTCTTCTGCTTCACCTGATCCAGGGCGCCAGAGAGCGCACCGGCCAGTTCGGGCGATCGGCCGATGATGCGGCTGATCTCGGCTTCCAGCAGCCGGGCCTCTTCGGTGGTCTGCGCCGCTGCTGCACGCTGGTTCAGTGCTTGGGCGAGTACCGGCCCGGCTAGGCTCGCCTTCGTGCCCGTGGCGTTGATCTGGTCTGCTAGGTCGCGGACTTGAACAACACCATCAGCAAACGGCTTTGAAACTCCGGTGGTCAATGCCCCGAAGTCCACCCCCGCACGTCGCGCCGCCTCGCCCAGCGAGTTGATCCCCGGCGTGGCGTCCTCGATGCTGGTGCGCAGGGCCGCAGTCCGATCACCCGCCGCCTGCATCGCACCAGCCACCTGCTGACCGCTCAAGACACCCGATTGCCCCAAGGTGTTGATGCGGCTCACTACGGCATCCACTTCGGCTTCGTTCTTCGCCCGGTTGATCATGCCCCCCAGCGCCTGGGCAACCGCCGCGCCCGTGTCCACCCCCTGCTGTTTCAACAGGGGCAGGCTGCGCAGCAGCACGTTCAGGTTGTTGTCGGCGTCGGTGAAGCTCTTGGTCACGCGGGTGCCGACCGAATCGAGGTCAACGCCCAGCGCGGTGGCGGCCTTGTTTCCCACCAGCACCATGGCTTGCTGCAGGCGATCGGCGGCCAGCTCGGACTTGGCCAGGCCAGCCGAACCCGCGTCACCACTCGCCTGCATCTGATCGCCGAACCGCTGCGCGTCCGACTGCGTTTTACCCAGCGCCGACGACAGCCCCCCGAAAAACTGCCCCAGCGCTGCCCCATCCATTTTTTCGATGGCGCCGGGGATGTCCTTCTCGAATACGTCCTTGGCCACGCCTCCCTTCTGGCCGACCTCGCTGAGCTTGTCCGCGATCTGTTGCGCCGCATCTCGCGCAACAGGCAGTGAGGCTGCCGCCTGAGCCCCTAGGCCGGCAAGGGCTCCGGTGGCAGCCCCAGCGGCCGGGGCAATGCTGCCCACAGCCTGCGCTGCACCTTGTGCCGAGGCTCCTGCCACCTGTGCGGCGCCAGATGCCCGATCCATTGCTGCGGCTGCGCTGGTCGGCCCCTTCTCCGCTTCATCCCAAAGCACGCGGAACGACTCGTCCAGTTGGGCTGCCCGCTGCTTGTAGCGCGTCAGCGCGGCGTCGATGGTGTCGTTCGTGAAGATGGCCTTGGCGCTCTCGGCGAGCAACTGCAGATCGCTCACCGTGGCCTGCAGGAACCCAGCCACCGCCACCCCGAGCTGTCGCGCCAGGGCAGAGTTCTCCCGCAGCATCTCCCCGATTCGGAAACCGACCTCGAAGCCAGCCGCCGCCACGGTGATGCTGATGACCTTGGGAATCGACCCCAACGAAGCCGACAGCGCGGTACTGACCAGCGCGGCGGCTCGACCCTCGGCGACGAACGTCCGCAGCGCGGTAACCCCCTGCACGGCCAGTGCCGCGGTGAGCACCGAACCAGCACGCCCAGCCACGTCGGCGACTTCCTGCAGGTTGCCGGCCAGCAGGTTGATGCCCTCGGCCACCGTGGCCGTGGCGCCGGTGCTGGCGTTGGTGGTGCCGATGAACTTGGACCACTCGGTCTGAAGGTTCGTGATGGCCCGGCCGACCGTCGCCGGCAGTGAACTGAACTCGCGTTCGATGACGGCCCGCTGTGCCTGCAGGGCCTGCAGCACGGCGGCGGTGGTCAGCTTGCCTTCCCCGGCCATCTCGCGCAGCTTTCCTATCGGCACGTTCAGCCCGTCCGCCAGCGCGGACGCCAGGCGCGGCGCCTGCTCCATCACGCTGTTGAACTCTTCGCCACGCAGCACGCCCGACTGAAGCCCCTGAATGAGCTGCGTGATGGCGGCGTCGGACGCCTGGGCACTGGCACCAGAGAGCTGAACCGCCGAGTTGATCGTCTCGGTGAGCTGCAGCGCCTGCTGCTGGCTCAGTCCCAGTTCCTTGCCAGCGGTGGCGATGCGGCTGAACAGCGTGCCGGTGGACTCCAAGGCGGAACTGGTGCGCTTGGCGACTTCGTAGACGCCTTGGAACGCGGTGTCGAACGCCACGCCCTCGCCGGTCACCAGCTTGATGCGGGCGGCCAGGTTGTCGTAGGCGTCTGCGGTCTTGATCACATCGCCGACCGTTCCAGCCAGCAGGTCACCGCCGATCGCAGCAGCGGCCAGCCCCTGAATCGCCCGCAGGCTGCTCCCAATGCCGTCGATCCCGCTGCGCACGCCATCGTGCGCGCGCTGCGCCTGGGCACTCGCTGCAGCCGACTGCGTGCCGAACTGCTGCGCCGCTGTGGCAGCCTGTCGCTGGGCGCTGGCCAGCTCGCGGGCCTGGGACGTGAGCTGTTCCGTGTTGGCGCCGGCTTGGCGCAGGGAGGTGGCTTGCTGCACCGTCTCGGCCTGCAGGCGCTCGAACTCGGCGCGGGCCTGTGCGGCAGCCTGCTGCAGCTTGGCCAGCTCGCTCACCTGTGAGGCGGTCGGCGGGCCGGCAGCCCCCAGCGAACGGGCGTAGGCATCGACCGATCGGGCAGCGGCCTCCATCTGCAGCCGGGCGGCGTCTGTATCACGCACCAGGGCCGTGAAGCCCGAGGCGCCGCGGGCGGTCGTGGCCAGCGCCTCGACCTCCTGCCGCACGTCGGCGGTGGACTTCTTCAGCTCGCGCTGCTTGGCGGCCACGCCATCCAGCGGGATGCCCAGTTGCGTCAAGCCGGACCGGGCGCTGTCCAGGCTGGTGGTCTGCTGCTGCAGCTCCTGCTTGGCATCGCGCACCGCGTCGCGCAGTTTCTGCATCTGCCCTGCCTGCGCCTTGGTCGGCTCGCCCGCCTGGGCGATTTCGGCGGCCAGCTTCTGGGCGGCAGCCTGGGCGCGGTCGAGTTCAGCGCGCGCCTCTCCCGTGGCGGTCTTCCAGCGCACGAACTCGTTGATGGCTTCCTGCTGCTGGCCGATCGCACGAAGTGCGGCGGCGGCATCGCGTGCCTTCTGGGCGAGTGCCGGGTCTACGGCATCGTCCAGCTTCTCCAACTCGGTTGCGAGCTTCTCGACCTCGGCCGCGCCGGTGGCGGTGGCGGCGATTTCGTACTGGATCTTGGGTCCGGTGGCCATGTCGTCAACCCTTCATCGAAATCGTGGCGGTGACGGGCCCGGAGAGGATCAAGCTGTGCAACGCCCGGCGGTTCTCCTCGCTCAGGCTGACAACTGACTTCAGCGCATCGGCAGCTTCCTGCAAGGTGCCCAGCAGTTGATCGGGCAGATCGGCGGCGGGGATGGCTGTCAGCCGGTGGTGGGTGGTCAGTGCTGCCTTGGTGATCTGGTCCAACGCATCGTGCAGCCGTTGCGGGCCGTCTTCGGGCAGGACATGGAACTTGAAACTGTTGGTCGTGGGGGTGGTGCTCACAGTGGTGTTCTCTAGGTCAAAGGAAAGGTGAAGCGCGGTCGCTGGCAGCGGCCGCAGGCATGGGGTAGAGGGTCAGTGCAGCACCGGCCCGGGTTCGTTGTGCTGGCGCATGCAGCCCGCCTCCATCAGCGGCACCCGCCGTCGCAGGTCATGGGCAGGCCGAACGTGCGCCGATACCAGCGCCATCCGGCCCCGCATCTCCACATCGAAGCCCAGCCATGCCCGGCCGTTCGCCACGTCGGCCAGCAGCTTGGGCGCGGCCATGCTGGCGCTGGTCGCTGTCTTCACCAGCGTGACCAGGGGGAATAGCACCGGCAGCAGTGCCGACACCCAGACGCCACGGGCCGGCAGCGTCACAGGTTCGGGGCGGCCGTTGCCGTGGTGCTCGATCTCGCAGGACAGGTGCCATTCCAGCCCGCACAGGGATACGGTGAACCTCAGCGCCGCAGTGCCGCTGTCCACGTCGGCCAGCACCTGCGCAGCGCGGCCGGGCTGTTCTTGTTCCAGGAACTGACGGGCCAGGGCTTCCAGGCCGATCAGAGCGCGATCCGCCGCACCCGCTCCGGGTGCAAGTCGTGTCGGGGCAGTCATCATGATTCCAGGCTCTCCACGTCTACAGAGAAGACCGACGGCAGGATGTGGAAGACCTTGGTCTTCCCGATGCCCGGCAGGCGGGCGCTGTTCGTCAGGCGGTCGCGTTCGTGCTTGAGACACCCGGCATCCTTCAGCACCTGCGCCACGAAGTCAGGGCGCAGGCCCTTGCACATCTCGGTGCGGAACTGCTCGGGGAGCACCAGGTACTCCAGGGACAGGCTTTCATCGTCCATGCTGCGCGAACCGTCAGACGCCCGGGCGTCGCAGTAGTCGTCGGCGGTGGTGCGCTTGATCGGCTCGCCCTTGTCGTCCACCCAGCGTTTGAACCCGGCCCGAAGCGCCGTGTTCGGCCGGTGGTCGTCGGTGGCCC